ATGAAAGATACCCTCGATATCCCAAAGAATCAACCCTCTACAGGCAACCTCACAGGCCTGCTTTCCGACCTGCCCAGCAATCTTATGGCAGCCGCAGACCTCGCTAGGCGCGGCTTCTCTGTCTTTCCTGTCCGCAATTGGGGAGATGGTGAAGCATGGAAACCGGTTAAGGGATTTCCAGAGAAGGCTACACGCGATCTCGACCAGATCCGTGCTTGGTGGGCGATGTGGCCTGATGCGCGCGTGGGCCTTCTGACCGGTGAAGCTAACGGGCTAACCGTGATCGACGTAGATATGAAGAACGGAAAGGATGGTGTCGCCTCTCTTGCTGAGCTGGGCTTCGCTGATCTGGACAAGATGACGCCGGTTCGCAGCCGATCGCCTTCCGGTGGCTGGCACCTCTTCTTTAAATACCAGCCTGGACTCAAAGGCACAGTGGGACGGCTGGGCGAAGGTTTGGACATTCGAAACAACAGACAGTTTGTCATCGCACCTGGCTCATACAAGGATTCAACTCAATATGCCGAGATGGGCGCCCCTTTGGGTGAGACTGAGCTGCCACCCTTTCCTGAATCACTGATCCCTGAGCCGGAACCTGAGCGGCCCACAATTGAACTTCTCACAGTAGCTTCCCCAGATCAGTGCCAATGGGCTGCGGACAGGCTCACAATGCTGGCCGATGACCTTGCCGCCCTTTCGGAAGGGTCGCGCCAGTCGACTCTAAATGAGACCGTACTCTGGGCGGGCGGGGTTGGTGCGCATGGTATGCTTGATCGCGAAGAGACGCGCGAGCTTCTACTGGAAGCCTGTTTTGCGAACGGGCTGCCCGAGAGTGAATTTGAGGCAACCTTTGACCGCGCCTGGAATGACGGAATGCGCAAGCCTGTTTCCGATTTCCCGCTGCTCTACACCGCAGACGACTTCGACGATTTGCAAGTGCAAAGCCCAGCCTTCGAGGCAGGCGAAAAACTAAATCTTGCAACTTTCGCCAATGGCAATATGAAGCCCTCCCTTTCGGCAACCATGTTCTTTCTGATCAAGGTGAACGCTGAGAGGAATCTGGGCCTAAAGTTCAATGAATTTTTGCGGAATGAGGAATGGCTGCGCGGTGAAGTCACAGACGCCGATCAAACTGAAATCAAAATCTGGATCGAACAGGCTGGGATTACGTACGCTTCCTGCCCATTGCACAGCGTTTCAAAATCAGACGCCAATGACGCAATTGCCGCTTTATCGAGAAAGCACCCTCATCACCCTGTTCGCGACTGGCTTTCCTCATTGCATCATGACGGGCAGCGACGGGCTGAAACGCTCTTCATTGATTACCTAGGTTGCCCGGATACGCCTTATTTCAGAGACACCGCCCGACTGCTACTTGTCGCGGCTGTAGCAAGGATTTTTGAACCGGGCCACAAGTTCGATTTCGCCCCGATCATTGAAGGTGCCCAAGGTATTCGGAAATCGACCTTTGTGAAGACGCTGTGTCCAAGGGCGGATTGGTACGGCGATCCACAGATTGACTGGTCCGAAGACAAGCACGTCCTAGAGCAAACACAAGGTATCTGGCTTTTGGAGCTAGGAGAGCTCACCGGGCTGCGCAAAGCCGAGGTGAACGTGATTAAAGCTGCCATTTCACGGACACACGATAAAGCACGAGAGGCGTATGGGCGCAAAAGTCAACGGGTGGCGCGACAGTTCGTCATGATCGGCACCACGAATGATCGTGATTACTTGGTCGACGATGAGAACCGCAGATTTTGGCCGATACCGGCTCAGGTCGAACAGACGGACACCGAGAAACTTGCTAGAGAGATACCTTCAATCTGGGCCGAAGCTGTAGCCATTTATAAGCAGATGCGGACGCAGCAACCCGAAGGGCCGTTACCCCTCCATTTAACCGGTGATGCAGAGAGCCACGCCCGCAGGCTTCAAAAATCTCGGCGCAAAGAGAGCGAGAGCGATGTATTGGCCGGGCAAATCGAACACTGGCTCAACACGCCACTTGGCGACGGGTTTGACGACTTGGACGCAGCGCCGATGCAACCGACATACAGGGACGAAGTGTGCGGGCTGGCTGTATGGCGCGAAATGCTTGGCAATAAAGGTGTGCCCCCTCAGTCCGAACTCACCAAGATCGGCAGAGCCATTGCTTCGCTTGGATGGATCAAGGAAGGGCGCAAACGTCATCCTGAATACGGGCAACAGATAATACACAGGAGGCCCACGTCATGATCTGTGCACCCTGTGCAGCCTTGTGCACCCTAGAAATTCTCAGAGGGTGCACACGAAAACTGTTAAATACCAACGCTTTGATAGCAATGTGCACCCTGTGCACCCTGTGCACCCTAAAAACCCTAAGAGTTTCGGGAGAGAACAGAGACTGTGCTACTGGGTGTCTCGGGCTCGCCTATGAAAAGTATGGAAAAGTGGGTGCACAGGGTGCAAGGGTGCACAGCCGCGCTCAGATCAAGCGGGCAAAAGGCTGGGCATATATACTCGGTCACACATTGGGTCCCTTTAGGGGCCGGTGCATCGCGGAGACTCGGAACCGCGACTCTTTAGCCGATTCAAAATTTTCAAATGATGGGAGTCAGAAATGCACTCTGATTTAACTGCACTCCTCTCTTCCGACGAGCCCGCAACCTCGCAGCAAGGATTGCCGGTTGAAATGCGCGAAGGTGAGTTGGCAACCCTGTTAGGGGTAACGGGTAGCCGAGTGCGCACGCTGGCGCAGGATGGCGCAATCGTTAGATCGCGGCGCGGCTGGTATGACGTTGCCGCGAGCGTGACAGCCTACTGCGCCCGGCTGCGAGAGGCCGCCGAACGGGCTGGCCGCCCGTCTTTGCAATCGGATGAAGTGAAGGCCGCTGCGGCGAGGCTCAAAGCCGCGCAAGCTGACCTTGCAGAACTAAAAGCCTCGCAGGCGCGCGGAGAGGTGGTCCCGATCGCCGATGTGGTGCGAGAATGGGCCAGCTTGCTCCGAGACCTGCGCAACGCTCTCCTGGCCGTTCCCAGCCGCTGCGGCGCCAGCCTGCCTCATCTCACCGCGACAGACATTTCCACAATGGAACAGGAAATCAGAATCGCCTTGGAGGGCTTGGCCGATGCAGATTGAACAGGTTCGCCGCGAAGCCTTGAAAGCTCTACTACCGTCACCCAACGTGCCGCTTGCGGACTGGATCGAGTCCAACGTCTATATTCCCGCGAGTGCATCGGCCTTGCCGGGGAAAATGAAGCTGTGGCCGTTCCAGCGCGGCTGGTGCGAAGCCCTCGAAGATCCCGAGATTGAGCGCATCACCATCGCCAAGGGCGCTCGCATTGGGTACACGCAATGGCTTTCCGCCTCGCTGGCTCATTTCGTGGCGAACGCGCCCGCTCCGATCATTGCCCTACAACCCACCAGCGACGATGCGCGGGATTTCAGCGTGGAACTTGAATCTATGTTTGAAGCCTCGCCCGAACTGCGGGGCCTTCTGACCGATGATGATGCGAATGGGCGCTCCACGATGCTCGCGAGACGGTTCCCCGGTGGCTCGCTCAAATTTCTAGCGGCCAAGTCGCCTCGCAATCTGCGGCGCCACACAACGCGCTTCCTCGCGATGGATGAGGTCGATGGCTATGAGATCACGCAAGAGGGCGATCCCATCAAGTTAGCGGAGATGAGGACACTTACCTTTCGTGACCGAAAAATCTTGGCAGGCTCAACACCTGTCTTCGATTATGGCCCGATTACCCGGCTCTACAGTGAATCCGATCAACGGGTGTTTGAATGCAAATGCCCGAGTTGCGGGGAGTATTCCGAGATCAAATGGGCCGATATTCGCTGGCGCGAAGGCGATCCAGAGTCCGCGCATTGGGTGTGCCCTAATAACGGCTGCGTGATCGAAGAACGACACAAGCCCGAAATGGTGGCAAATGGACGTTGGCGCGCAACCAAGCCCGAGGTAAAAGGTCACGCTGGTTTCAAGATCAATTGCCTTGTGAGCCCGCACCACAACGCCCGCTGGAGCAATCTGGCCGCTGAGTTTCTGACAGCGAAAAAGAGCCCCGAGACGCTGCAAGTGTTCACCAACACCATATTGGGCGAGCCTTGGAAAACAGAGGGTGAGGATTTCGACGAGCACGAACTCTTCGGGCGTCGGGAATCGTTCAGTATAGAAAACCTGCCGCCCGAACTTTTGTTTTTGACTCTTGGCGTAGATTGTCAGGACGATAGACTCGAACTGGTTCTGATGGGCCACACGGAAACAGATTGGCTTATCCTCGATCACAGAGTGTTTTGGGGGCCTATTGATGGAGAAGCCGTCTGGCAGGACCTCGATTCCCTGTTGCGTGAAAGCTGGCCGCATCCCAAGGGCGGAACAATTCGAGTTGATGCTTGCGCAATCGACAGTGGGGACGGTGGCCATTTGGAAACTGTAATGGGGTTCGCAAAACCCCGGTTTTCGCGGCGTGTCGTGCCGATTAAAGGTGTTCCGGGGTTCTCTCGCGCGTTGCTGCAAAAGTCCGGCACGAGAGGCCAGCACTTGTGGCTTTGTGGCGTAGATGCTGCAAAATCGCAGTTGTTTACCCGCGTAGCCCGGAAAGAGGGAATCCGCTTTTCCGAGGACCTTTCTCCTGTATTTTTCGAGCAATTCGCTTCGGAAAAGCGGGTTCTCAGATACGCGCACGGGAAGCCGCAACCACGCTTCGAAAGGATCAAAGGCAAACGCGCGGAGTCGCTGGACGCTTCAGTTTACGCGTTGGCAGTTCGATCACTGATCAACCAAAGGCTTGATCTGCGGGCGGAAGAACTTGCCAGCGCAGCCGCACCGAAGAAACAGGAACGGGTTATCCGGAGTCGCTGGCTCTCCGGCGCTTAAACGCAATCTCTGAGAATTCCCTCAGATTGGTATGCGAAGTCGTCAAAGGTGAGATAATAGCGCTCGCAATCATTTCCAAAGTTAGAACGGCATTTCAGGTATTTCTGTGCTGCATCTTTCATGGTGAAGAGCTTGCCATAGAAATATTCAACCGAGACGCATTTGGTGTCATCGCTCAGGCGTGCGAACGCGTCATCATACTTTTCGTACAAGGTGCCGCAAAGCATTTCCAATTCGTTGTTTGACGATTTGAAGTCTAGAGTTTCCACCGGTTGCTGTACGATTTCTCGTATTCTCTCGAATTCCTGCATCTTCACAAATCCCCTTCAAAACAATGAATCAATCGGTGACAGCATAGGATCGACCGTCCTCCCAGTACAGCCGCGTTAGAGCCGCTGGCGTAATCCCTCTGGCACTGCACGCTTCCACATACTTCGAATAGGGAATGAAGGCTTGCCGCATTTTGCCATGTCGCCAAGGCTTGCGACGAATGGGTCTGCCTAATTCAGACTGACTGCACCCCAGGTGCTCTGCCGCAGCTTTCAAGAGAACGTATGTCTTAGGTTCGTCTGTCATCGGAACCCTCCTTTAACAAAATAGCCGACCACCCCACTCTCAGAAAGGATGGCCGGCCGGGCGTGCGAGGAGGCCGAAATCCTCATACGCCAACTCTGTTTCGGGTGTGTACGACTGGCCGAACGTGCCGCCCAGTCGCAATTTTCCACCATCATCGTCGGCTCAGAGAAGGATGCAGATAGCCGATTTGAGCTTTCGATAGAACCTTACTAACACTCTTGCATAACTCTGTGCAAGATATTTGTTGCACAACTTTGTGCTAGTGTGTTATTCGAGAGAAAATTACAGGAGACAACCATGCGCCTCGCAGAGATCGCCAACAAACTTGCAGCCCATGAGGCAATGGAAGCCGATGCCCTCCACAACGTCCTTCGGGGGCCAGCGGTTAAGGTTCTTTTTTCTGCACAGCCTGGGCGAGGCCGCACCAGCGCCGCCGAGTATGCCGCAGAAGAACTTGCACGGGCGCGCTTGCTCTTGGCTGCACGCGACTGCGGCTTGACGGGTCCTGAACTCGCAACATTCAACAATGCTCTCAATGAGCCCCCTAAAGCCGGTATTCTCACACCTCCGAGCGCGAAAGTTGACGGTGGCACATTTTATGAGAATGGCCTTCGGACGCTGATCCGGGGGACGCGCGCTGGTGAGAACTGGGACGTTCGTGTTCGCTTCACGCTCACCCAAGACGGGAAACGTCGCATCTCACCTTGGGTGCGGTGGGAAAAGTGGGAGGAGTCCCGCAGAGCCTCCGCAGCTGTGGATCTTCTTTACAGCGAAATCCCGCGCGGAATGGTGATCATTCCCGCCTCTGATCTGATCCGCCCGCTTCTCGATCTGATTCCCGAGGAAGATTAACCCATGAAGCTGCCCCGCCTCTTCCGCCGCTCTGAACAAGCGCCGCAAACGCGCTCATATGACGCTGCAACCTCTTCCCCGCGTCGGTTTCAGGCTGGGCAATCGCGCTTTTCTGCCTACGGCCCGGAAACCGTAGCGGCTGGCCCCATGATTCGTAGTCGGGCTCGATATTCCGCAGAGAACAATGCCCTTGCAGCCGCAGCCATTGCCGCTTGGACAGATTCCGCCGTCGGGCCGGGGCTGATGCCCACAAGCCAGCACCCGGACCCTGCAATTCGTACCGCACTCGATACAGGCTTTCGCAACTGGGCGAAGCGGGCTGATGCCTCTGGCCGCTCAGATTTCGCGGGCATCCAAGCCGCAGTCGTGCGGGCCGAACGGATCGACGGTGAAGCCTTTGTGATGTGGCAGGGCGGGAAGCTCTTGCACCTGCCGCCCGAACAACTTGCTGATCTCACAACAGACACCATCGCCGCAGGCGTGGAACTGGGCGACGACAGCCAAGCCATTGCTTTTCATGTGCACCCAAGCCGCCCCGATGGCATTCAAGCCACCTATGCGCCACCTGTCCGCGTTGCTGCCTCCGAGATGCTGCATATTTTCGAGACCCGAGGACCGGGCCAAATCCGGGGCGTGTCGGCTCTTTCGCCTGTGTTGCTCACCCTGTCCGAACTCGATGGGCTGGAAGACGCGCTTTTGACGCAATCGAAGGTGGCGGCGCTGCTTTCTGTGATCTTGAGCGATCAAAACAACATCACAGCCGAAGACCCTTTCACAGAAGGGCAGTCCCTTGAGCCGGGCGCAATGATCCGCATGGCCGGGAATTGGAAAGTTGACGCAATCGCGCCCCAGCAAACTCAACAGGCAGAGGCTTTCTTGCAGCACCTATCCAGACGCATTGCCGCCGGGGTTGGTGTTCCTGTGCATCTCGTCAACGCTAACGTGTCGGACGCAAATTACTCTAGCCTGCGGGCCGCAATGGTGGCCTACAGGCAGCGTATTGAGCGTTACCAGTGGCAAACGCTTGTGCCGCAATTCCTGAATCCTGTTTGGAACCGTGTTGCGACCCTGACCGCGCTGGATCTCGGGCTTGAACTCGATGACGCGCTTTTTGAGGTGGAGTGGATCGCGCCAAAACAGCCTTGGGTTGACCCACAAAAGGACAGTTCTGCCACAATCTCGCTCATTGAGAATGGGCTCATGTCGAGAAGGCAGGCCGTGGCAGAGCTGGGCTATTCGATCGAACAGTTGGACGCCGAGATTGCAGCCGACCGGGAGCGGGAAACCACCCTTGGTTTGGAATTTAGCGTGCCTCTGAAAGAACAAATGGAATCCAAATCATGAACAAACGACTGACGGGAAACCTTGCAAACGCAAGCAAAATTAGCCCAACGCGACCCGATCGGAGTTTGGGTGAGCGGTTCAATCGCGCCATGCCGCGCGAGGGCGCGTTTGACGAAGCCTCCCGCACGTTCCGCGCAACCATTGCGACCGCTACGCCGGTTCAACGCCGGGATGCAAAGGGGCCATTTCTGGAAGTGCTGGACCCGAACGGCCTTGAGATTGAAGCCGGTGCCGATTTCCCGCTCTTGACTGATCACCGCCCCGCCGCGCGCGAGACTGTCGGGCGTGTGCATGGCTTGGAAGTGGATGGCCACAGGGTTCTTGCCTCGCTGCGCCTCGCCAACGTCGATGACGTGGAGCCCCTTGTGCAACGCATTCGCGACGATGTGCTCAAGCACGTTTCCGCAGGCTATGCCGTCCTCGAATGGCGCGAAACCATCGACCCTGAAACCCGCCAACGGACCAAGACGGCAATCCGCTGGCGTCTGCGCGAAGTCTCTTTGACGCCAATTCCTGCCGATCAAAACGCCACTATTCACAGAAGCATGGAGAATGATATGCCTTTTGACCTCGAAACCCGCATGGCGTTGGTTGATACGCTGCGCACCGCTTGCGGCCTGCCTGACACTTGGGGCGAAGACCTCACCGAAGAGGCTGTAACGGACACCGAAGTTCGCGAAGCAGCCCGTGAAGCGATGCTCAAACGCAACGCGCCTCAGATCCGCATTACACGCGATCATACCAACCCCGCCGAAATTCAAACCCGCGCTGCCGACGCGCTGGCTTTCCGCATGGCTGGCGGCGATCTGCCCGAAGCCTCCCGCGAGTTTGTCGGCATGTCTCTTGTCGATCACGCCAAGGACGCATTGACCCGATCGGGCGTTTCTATTCGCGGCATGTCTGCGGACGACGTTTTGCAACGGTCTAACGGCAGCTCTGATTTTCCGCTTCTTGTGTCCAATGCGATGGGCAAAGTGGCGGCTCAGGCTTATCAGGCTGCGGAGTCGCCGCTCAAGGCTCTGGCCCGCAAGCGCACCCTCTCGAACTTCAAAGAGTCGACGGCAATCCGCTTGGGCGAAATGGGCCGCCTCGAAGAGATGAATGAACACGGCGAGTTTAAACACACCTCGCGAGCCGAAGCGGGCGAGTCTATGGCGCTCAGCACCTTTGGGCGCGCGATCAATGTTTCCCGCAAGCTGATTATCGACGATGATCTTGGCCTGTTGGGCGATATGACCTCTGCAATGGGGCAGGCTGCGGCGCAGACCGAAGCGGAAGAACTTGTGGCACTCTTCACAGGCAATCCCGATCTGTCTGACGGCACGCCGGTGTTTGATGCTTCCCGTTCGAACACTGTATCGGTGGCCTTGTCCGAAACCGCGATTTCTGACGCCCGCAAACACCTACGGACGGTGAAGGGGCTCGATGGCAAAACCATCATCGCAGTGAAGCCCAAGTATCTTGTTGTGGGGCCGGATCTCGAAACCTCCGCTGAGAAATTGCTGGCTGCGATCTATGCCGCCACTGCCGATGATGTGAACGCCTTCGCGGGCAAGCTGACCCTCGTTGTCGAACCTCGCATTGAAGGCAACGCTTGGTTTGTTGCGGCCGACCCGGCGTCTGTGCCGTCGATCCAGTACGGCTATCTTGCCAGTGCGCAAGGCGTCCAAATTCAACGTGCTGAGGCTTGGGATACGTTGGGATTGAAATACCGGGCCTTCCTTGATTTTGGCTGCGGCTGGCTCGATTGGCGCGGCGTCTATCACAGTGCCGGTGCATAACGATGGCAACGCTCGCTCAACTTCAGACATGGCGTGACGACCTACAAGACGCTCGTTTTTCAGGTGTGAGAACCGTGCGCGACTCCAATGGCGAGGAAGTCACCTACAAATCCGATTCCGAGATGCGCGCCGCCCTGGCCTCGATCGACTCGGAAATCCGCAGGCTCAGCAAGCCCGCAAGTTCGACAATTCACTTCCAAACTTCGAAAGGGCTTTGAAAATGGCTACCAATTTTATCCAACCCGGTGACACGCTCACCATTCCTGCCCCGTTTGATGTGCTTTCCGGCGGCATCGTGATCGCTGGCAATATCGTGGGCATTGCGCAAGGCGATGCTTTGGCCGGCGCTGACCTCGACGTGAAAACCTCGGGCGTCTGGACGCTCTCTAAGGTGGGCGCTGATGACATTGAGCTTGGCGCACCGCTCTACTGGGACGACAGCGCGGAACTGGTGACGATCACGGCAACCGACAACACCCGACTCGGGACCGCGGCCGAAGCCGCAGGCGCGTCGGTGGGCTCTGTGGCTGTGAAGCTGATTCAGCTCTGAGATTGATGTGATGCCCGCAGCCTCTCCCCATATGCGCACTGTGCTACCGCCGCCCACGCGGCGTGGCCTGTCGCGCGTGGAGGCTGCGGAATATATCGGCGTAGGCGCATCGAAATTTGACGCGATGGTCACGGACGGAAGGATGCCTAAGCCTAAGAAAATAGACGGGCGAAGGGTCTGGGATGTGCGGGCTTTGGACAGCTTTTTTGATGCCTTGCCCGGTGGTGACGACTCAGACCACAATCCGTGGGATGAATAGATGCCCGAGGATTCGATGAAATTTCGTTTGAAGTACGTGGTCGAAGACACCGACCGGCACGGCAACGTCCGGCTCTATTACCGGCACAACGGCAGCAAGATCCGCTTGCGCGGGCCTGTCGGGTCGCCTGAATTTCTGGCCGATTACCGCCGTGCGGCGAACCCACAAAAAGAGAAAAAGACCACGACCGCCAAGCCGGGGCGCGTGGTGCCGCGCAGCGTCAAATGGCTCTGCGTTCAATACTACAAAAGCGCCATGTTCACCGAACTGGACCCACGGACACAAAAGGTCCGGCGCTCCATTCTGGAACGGTTTTGCCAGCACAAGAACGATGGCGACAAGCCGTTCGCACTTCTGTTGCCGCGTCACATCCGCGTGCGCCGCGATGAGATGGCAGACCGTCCCGAGGCGGCCAACGGCATGGTGAAAGCCTTGCGCCAGCTTTACCGCTATGCGCTGCGCTATGACCACCACGACGACAACCCCGCTGAAAAGGTCGAATACCTGAAGGGCAACCCGGACGGCTTCCATTCTTGGTCTCTGGGCGAAATCGAGAAATATGAAGACGCCCACCCGGTAGGGACCCCGGCGCGCCTCGCTTTGGCTTTGGCCCTCTACACGGGACAGCGCCGCGCCGATTTGGTCACGCTTGGAAAGCAACACGTCAGGGATGGGTGGTTGACCTTCACGCAGCACAAGGGGCGAAATCACAAGCCCGTGCGCATGGAGATCCCCGTCATCCCCGAATTGCAGAAGATTATCGACGCCACCCCTACGGGCGATCTGACGTTCCTTGTCACCGCCTTCAATCGGCCTTTCACGTCCAACGGGTTTGGCAATCGCTTCCGCAAATGGTGCGACGAAGCGGGCCTTCCGAATTGCTCTGTCCACGGATTGCGAAAGGCGGCAGCCGCGCGTCTGGCCGAACTGGGCTGCACGGAACAGGAGATCATGGCAATCACTGGCCACACCACCAGTAAGGAAGTCACCAGATACACCCGCGCAGCGAGTCAAAAGACCCGTGCCGAAAGCGCGCTTCGCCGTTTCTCAGGAGAACAAAAGCCGGACAAAAGTGTCCCACTTTCGATGGCGGTTGTTCCCGGTGGGACAAAATCGCAACCTAAGTAGCTGACAAGTAACAATAAAAAATAAGGATGGTGCCCGGGGGCGGAATCGAACCACCGACACGAGGATTTTCAATCCAGAACTAAATAATAATATTCAGCTGCTTAGCTCAGTTGAGATTGTCAAACCGGCAACCAAGCATCAAAGACTTAGCCGCCATTTGTCAAACCTATCCTCGGGGTTACCCACCCAAAGAAAAACCGCTGAGGGGGCTGCCACCCACCTCAACGGTAATGCAATTCTATCTGCCTTCTCTATGTATCAAAAAAACGACCGAACCGCAAACGGGGGAGGTGCGCATGCCTAAGCTTAATCGTTTCGAATGGCTGAAGGCCGTTTTGCAATGCGCTGAACTCAACTCGTCAACAAAAGCTGTTGCTTCCGCGCTCTCAGTCCAGTTTGCAAATGACAAGACAGGGCAATTGAACCCCTCCCTGAAGACGTTAGACGAGTTCCTGGCTGGTATGTCGCTTGCTACCATCAAACGTTGCTTGAAGCAGCTTGTTGAGTTGGGCTGGCTGTTTCGTACTGAGGGACGCGGCGCGGGCAATCATACCGAATACGACCTTCGCGCTCCTGCAAAAATTATCCCGTTTCGTCCGAAGAAAAAGGGTGCGCCGATGAGCCTTTCCGAAGAGAGAAAGGGGTCATTCGTGACAGACAAAGGGAGCATGGGTGATCTTTCCAATATAAGGAAGGAACAATCCAAAGAACAAAAAAACGCGCTTGAGCCGGATATACCGGATGGAGGGCCATCCGGCTCGGCGCGCGAGGGCCGTGCTACGGAAACCGTTTTTGTTGCTCGCCAGTCCTTTGGTTGCCGCCAATGGGAGAAATTCACCGAACGAATGTTTGGTGATTGGATCGACCGAATACTCCCCGAAGTCATTGAAAACGGTGAGCGCGGCTATTGGCTGCCTGCCAAGTTCCCCCCAACCAACAAAAATGATTGGGCTGCTTGGCGCAACTGGCTGATAGCTGACGATTGGACGTTGCTCGCAGCATCAAAATATGGAGAACGCGATGCCTGTTGAGAGAGAGCAAGGTTACGCATGTAGCTACGCGACATGCACCTTGGAAGGGAATGGGCAAGCCCTTTCCCCTTCACCCCAAGCCCGGCGCGCGTCAGGTGGCTGGCATGAGTAAGCGAGAGCCGAAACCGCGTGTGGTGCGGAAGCTGGTTTTGCGGGTGCGCTGCACGGAGGAGGAGCGTTCTGCGTGGCTGCGTAAAGCCCGCGCTCAGGAGCGATCCCTGTCGGATTACGCCCGCCATCTTCTGTCGGATGCACCAACGCAGAGACGGGCGCGACCGCCGGAGGTCGATCCCGTGCTGCTGGCGGCCGTCGGACGTGCGGGCAACAATCTCAACCAGATCGCTCGCGCCATCAACACAGACCGCAAGGCGGGGCGCGCTATCGACCTGATCGCGGTGCGCACGCTCTTGATGGCGCTGGACCGACAGCTTGCCGAGATCGTCGCGGAGCATTCCCGATGATGGTGCGCTTCTTTACACATGGTGATGGCTCGGGGCGTGCGGCAGTGGAATACCTGCTGGCCGAGGAGGTCGCGGCCTATACCGAAGACCGCGAGCGCATCGCAGGCCAGACCGTTCGCCGTGATGTGTTGCCAGAGGTGCTGTCAGGCGATCCGGATCTGACACGCGCCCTGATCGACAGCAACACCCGGAAGTGGCGCTATACCAGCGGTGTCGTGGCCTTCCATGCGGAGGATGATCCCTCCGAAGCGGATCAGGCGGCTGTGATGGCTGATTTCGAGAAAGCCGCCTTTGCAGGGTTGGAGAGGGATCAGGCGAATATCCTCTGGGTGCGCCATCGGCATATGGGCAATGTCGAGCTGCAT